AAAATAGCTGAATTTGCGGCTGATGCTATGCCTGCGCCTTTTGGCTTTGGGGAAAGCGATTGCATCGCAAAAGATAAAGCGGCAGAAATAAGAAAACTTTTCGCAAAGTAACCAAGCACAGCGCTAGCGACCATCGACGTAGTTGCATAAGCAACAGCGGTTGACGCGAGCGCACTCATTGCAGCGCCAGCAAGAATTGGCCCAGCCATAGCACTATCAGGGAAAAGAGCAATAGCAGTAACCGTTGAAAGAACTGTTGATGAAAGTAAAAATTGTCTCATTTAAACATTCCAAAAAATATCATTGTCTTGCACCGGCAAAAACACTAAGCCATCATAACCCAAAAACGCGGCTTTGTCAGATACCACTATGCCGAAAGCAATCGACATAACAGAAGCCCCCAAATGGTTACGCCTTCCAACCAAAGACCCCCGCCTTGGTATTGCCACATTCAACCTATCAAGCCGTTTGTCTACAGCTTCAACAATGTCAGAGCAACCAACCTTTTTCAGTTTCTTTTTGTAATTGAGTAAGCAGCCCCACTCATTAGAGTAAGTCCCGCGCCAATCCTGAAAAAGATAGCTTCCCGTCTGTGCGTTGATTGCGCCATCAGCCAAACAAAGGCAATCATTAAAGCCCCATTCAAAGGGAAAATCTCTAATTGTGCCAATGTAATAATCTAATCTGGTTTCCCAGTCCTTAACCCTCACCCGCGACCCCAGTTGAATTGCTTATCTTGCAGGTCTTCAACAAACTCTAAACCCTTGTCTGTCGGATATCTGGTTTTTTGGTTTTGGTCAGAAAATCTAAATATTCTGGGTCGCTCCAAATCAATCAAGCGGCTTTCAATGCTCATTGCAATGGTTGATGTTTCCGGCCCTTCATCAATGTCCATTTTGTCGATATAGCCGGTGAAAAGATTGATTGCCGGTGTGTCATCGCCATCAGTAACGTCAATTCTGCCACCTGCTTCAGTAAGAACGAAATCGCCATTTTCTTGTTTTAAATATTGTTTGTTCGCATTAATCGCGCCAAACAAGATTTTACACAGCCGCCCCTGATAAGGCGTGGATATTGCCAAAGATAAAAGCTCACTGGGGATGCCTGACAAAGTAATCACAGCACCCTTTGCCGCAATTTCTGCTGTTTCTTCCATTTCGCTTATTGCAAGAAACTGACCGGTACCCACGTAAGTGATGCCATCAATCGTTAAATCACCTAGACCAGTCCAAAAATATAACGGCTGCGCGTCTAGCATCAACTGAACAGCAAACAAAGGCTGTATTTCTGACGCCTCTAATGCTGATTGTATTGCACCTACTTCTCTGGACATTAGGCCACCGCCTCAACTGCGGCAAAGCTGATGCCATAAGTTGACGCACTATTTACAGAAAAATCTGACTGGTTTGATGATAACCGGAAAACGCCTTTACAAGATGAAACAACAACAGAAGAACCGTCTGCCGGTGATGTGCGAACATAAGGCCATAAATCAAGCGTAGCTTCGCCTGATGAGTTTGTGTTCACATCCTGCAATACCTTATGAAGCGTTGCAGAAGCCCCGCCGCCCAACTGAATATAATCACCTGCTAATAGATAGCCAGTTGTTGATACTGGTAAACCGTCAATATCTAGCTGTTGACCTGTTTGACTTGCCCCATTGATAACCGGCGTTCCGGCTGTTGTGGATGCTGAACCTCTGGCGGTCGCGCCGTTTGGGTCGCCCATTAAAAAGGTGCCTCTTGCGCCTTGCAGTGACATTAAAAAAGCAATCCACGTCTCAGCTGTGCTTCTGTCCTGTGCTGGCAAGGTCACTTCAGCTTCCCATTTTTGCCCCTGATGCGCGATTACCTGTTGTTTAAATGTGAACGGGCTTTGACTTATTGCAACCGCATTAACGCCGCGCAGTGTTATCTGAGCGATGCCGGTGACGGTTGGAAGTGCAAGCGGATACGATATAGTCATTTATCACCTATTTAAAAAGCCGCTGCGAATGAGCCGCCGCGCCGCCTTGCATCAAGAACGGCACCCTTTGCCGCGTTGCTAATTTGTGGAAGCATCTGCATTACTTCAGCCCTGACAGTCTGCGAAACGCCGGTTGAAAGATTGATAGTTTGATTAACTACCACTCCGCCACCACCTGCGCCATTTGGCACAATAGAGCCTGACTGGTTAGGAACCATAAGCTCTGGCCCGCGCTCACCGACCAGATAAGGCTGACCGCGTTGAACAGACCCGCCGATTGCTTTTCCAGTTGGTGCGGCAGTAGAACCAGCAAACATGCCAGACAATGCGGCTGAAATAGGGCCAGTGACCGACTTTTGAATTGCTATGCGAGCCAAGTCTGCAATGATAGACTTTGCCATTGATTTGAAAGCGTCTTTGGCTGACATAGTGCCTTCCACAACACCAAGCAAAGCATCTTCCATTCTTGAAAGACCATTAACCGCAGTTGTTTCAAGCGCATCTTTTACGCTCAATGTCGCGTCTCTGTACTGGTCTAAACCGGATATTGATGTATCTGTTTTGGCTTTTAAGAAACCAATCTTGTCGCCAAATTCATCATATGTTGCTAAAGTCTTTGCCGCCATATTGTTGACGCGCTCAAACCCACCAGCAACCCCCTTAGTTATATCGACCCTTGAAAGTTTATTGCTTGCGTCTTGGCTGGCTTTTCCGGCTTTTTCTAAATTTAAAATCATCCGGTCTAATTCTTCATTTAGCCCCTCGCCAAATGTAAATTTATTCATCTGAATGCCGACTTCATTAGCAAGGTCAACAATCGCATTTAAAAAGTTGCGAACCCCTCTAGTCGCTGCGTTCAACGCTTTAAGAACATTAATGACAACAAACTCGCCAATTTTTGCAAGAACCGGCAATAGGGTTGCTGTTACTTGTTGACCGATAGACCCTAAAATACGACCCAGCTTATCAAAGCGGTCATTTGCTTCTTCAACGGCTTTTGCTTGTGGGCCTGTAAGCTCCATTGTTACGGCGTTAAACTCACCGCGCAGTTTAGTTAATTCACCAGAGCCATTCTGTAATGTGTTGACCAGATTGACACCAGAACGCCCGAACAGGTCAAACGCTATGCGAACACGGTCGGCTGGGCTTTCTATTGTGGCAAGCCGGTCTGAAACCTCGCTTAAAAGCTCATTAGTTGGTCGCAAACCGCCAGCCGCATCAGTTACAGTCACACCTAATGCTTCAAAAGCTCTAAGCCCTGTGCCAATGCCTGATGATGCNTCAGAGATTGACCGGCTNAANCGNGTTAGACCTTTTTCAAGNTCTTCTGATGATGCGCCNGTCTGCGATGCNGCAAACTGNAATGACTGCAATTCATTNACAGTGATGCCAAGNCGTGATGATGCTTTNGCAAGGTCATCAATCTGGGTCGCAAACTNTNTAAGNCCNGCACCCGCCGCAAGGCCNACTAGCGCNGTTNTNACGTTNANGATTGANCCAGAAACACGCTTTAACCCACTACGCACAGCACCGAATGCGCGTTGCGTTTTGTCTATTGCAGATAATTGAATTTTAAGATTTTGGTCTGCCATCTTCTAACACCTTAAAATATGCGAACCATTCATTCATTTCTGATAATGATAGTTCTTCAATTTCTGACTGCGTTTTATGTAAGCGATCCGCCAAGGCTAAAACATTAAACCGAAACGCATCGCCCTTTAGTTTTTTTCCTGTTCCTCAATGCTTTCAACATCAGCAAACATCTTGCCAGCAAGTTCTGCAATCAGATTAACAGGTTCAGCCATTAACGTGAACTTATCTTCAAGCGTGAACAGCCGTTGTCCGTCTGCATCCTCTGCTTTTGCAATAATCAAATCAACCATTCCCGCGATTGTCATATTGTTCAGAAAGTCTTTGTGCTTTCTTTGCAGTTTGTCGATATCGCCCGCAGTGATAGCAGAAACATGAACAGACAACGGCGCATCGTCACCCCATTCTGGGACTTCAATAGTGCGCCGCTGTTTATTGCGCTTTTCAGCAATTTTACTACCCAGCGACATTAAGCAACAGTCGCTTCAGTTAATGCACCGGAACCTTGAAAAGTCACAGATGCTTCAACCATACCATCAAAAGACGCTGTGATTGTGCGACCTGTCACCAAGATTGCGCCAGATAGTTTATGGTCGCCTGTAGTGTCGCCTTCGACCTGCACTGAGATTGTGCCTGTATCACCGACTTGCACATCAAGCTGACCGGCATCTGCATCATCAAAGTAAACATCCATTGAGCCAGAGAATGATTTTAAACCGGCGTTGTATGTGCGGTCTGTATCGCCAATAGTGCTATCTTCGATAACGTCCATTGTTTGCTCGATACTGTAAGACCGGATTTCACCGATGGCGTTGCTTCCCAGTTTTACAACACCGTCTTTTCCTATAAGTGTAGCCATTTGAAATTTCCTTTTCTAAGCGGCAGTTTCAACATCATTTTCAAGAGTGCGGTATTGCACTTGAACTGTGAAGCGACCCACAGCAACGGTCTGCTCACCGTCACCAATATAATCAGCTTCAAACGCTATGACTTGCAAATCTTTTGACTTGCCGCCAAGCGTAACGTCTGCCGCTAAAGCCTCTTCGACCTCTACAGCAATCGTGTCTAAAGTATTATCATAATTCGCTGTGCCTGTAACGTATGCTTCCACAGCAACATCGAGAACGCGATTTATAGAGCGTGGGATGTGAAGCGTGTCAAACTCCACTTCTTCTGATTTAGTAAAAACGCACAAGGCCGGAAGCTTTGTTGTCTCCAACGGAAAAACCCGACTGCGAAAAATGTTAGTGCCGGTCGTGGCAAGTCCGGTAACTGCGGTCACAATAGCGTCGCGGATTTGATTTCTAACATGCGCCATCTATTGTTTTTCCAATACGAGAATAGTCATGCCGGTGCCGTCATCCTGCACGATGCGAATAATGTAACTAACACCGCTTACAGACAAAGCATCGCCCTCAGCGGCACTAGAAACGTCACCAGTGCGGCAATGAAAGCGCGGCTGTTGCATAGCTACCCCAATCCCGCCCCCAGCATCTATTTCGATAAAATCATTATCAAAGATGCCGGACACAGTAGAAGCTGACCCGCCCGATGGCGTATATGTTGCCGCAACGCCGAAATCATCGACACCGACAAATATCGCTCTATCTGCTGCGCTTTCTACTGCCATTAATAATCTTCTTTTAGCTCTACAGGTTTTGCTTTTTGTTGGCCTGTGTCTTTTTTAGCATAGCCACGGGCAATAAGTTTTTCTGCAATGTTGGGCGCGATGTCATAAGACTTGTTAGCCTTTAATGCCGCGCCACCTGCGATGCAATCTTGTGTGATGTAAATGTTCATTTTTTCTTTGTGTTCCGTTTTACAAGTGATGCGGCTGATTTCTTTGTCAGGCCGATTGCCCTGTCAGTAATTGTTGGGCTTTCTTCAACAACTTCACCCTTGCCCATATTGACCAAATCAAGCCCGATATTTACAGGCACTTCAACAATGTCACCAGCCTCATGATGCTTGCCGTTTACTAACATAGCGCGTTTGCATTTAATTTTCATGTTTGACCTCACTGGTGAAAAGAGAGGCGACAAATGCCGCCCCTCTCAATGATATTAGGCGTCGATATCCAGACACGCTGCGAATGACTGAGCGTGACGAACAGCCAAGTCCATTTCCTGCATTACGCGGATGCGTACTGCACCGGTTGAACCGGCTGTGTATGGATCAACCAATACATCAGCGACACTATGAAAACCAAACAAAAGTTGACTAAAATCGCCATATACCAATGCACTGGCGGTAGATAATGTGCCTTTTGTAAGGTCAGATGGCACGTTGTTGGTAACTGCAACATCATAACCGTAAACGCTGTTCCAAGGCGCATCCATCAACATCACGCTATCTGTTGACGCAACCTTTGGAGTGCTAGCCATATGTGACTTCACTTTAGGGTTGGTCAAGTAGGCAAGTGAATTGCCATTGATTGCAGCATTGTCAATTTCAACTTCTTTGACTAGGTCGGTGATGGTATCCCAAGTCAGTGCGCCGCCGTTTGTGCCGATTGCGACTGAACCGATACCGGCTGTTCCGATGATGCCTGTTGGCTCATTAGACCCGCCGCCTTCGATTGCAACGTCCTCAATTTTCTGGGCAATTGCATTTAAAAGGTCATCGCGGATGATTTGCTCAACAGATGGATCAGACTGGATCATCAACAAGCGGCTGATGTCTGTGAATGCACCCAATGACTTCGGTGACATTGTGATCTGTGAGAAAGTTGCGTTCACCTCAGATGTTGCGCCATTTTCAGCAACAAAACCGGCTGAAACGCCAGTTGCNAGCTTTGGAATAGCAACGTCACCTTTGAGGCCAGTCATAAAGCGTGCGCCAAGTTCATTGAACACCAAGCGCGAACGCAGTGCATCAACAAACTGATCACCCATATGATCTGTGCCGACCAAGTTGCCTCCAGCCGATGCTGTGCCAACAGTTAGGTCACGGCGGCCACCCCAGAATGAATCTGGAGCATAGAAACCGCGTGCTTCGCGACCTTGACGCTTTGCAATTTCTTCAGAAACTTCACGCTCAAGACCCTGCAAGCCAGAACCGTTAACCAGACCGCGAACAGCTTTTACAAACGAATATTGACGCTGCTCTTTAGCTGACATATCAACCGCACCGGCTGACTGCTCAAGAGGTGTGCCTTCACCGATTGCGTCTAATAGAACGCCACGGAATTGAGCAACTGACATACCGTCACCGATAGCTTGGTCAGCTAAATCGCGGCGGTTGTGCTTTTGGGCCAGCTTGATAATTTCGCCAGCATTTTTCTGAAAGTCGCGCTTAGCTGCTTCTGTGGCGGCTTCGCGGATTTCGTCTTGGTTTACTTCAGTCATTTTTTGTTCCTTTATTTGAATGACAGGTTTTTCTAATTCAGCACTGCGATTGACCCCAACATTATTATCTGCCGGAACGCTCACAATACTCGCTTCGTATGGTAGCCACGAATTAACAGAAACCGTCCCGCTTCTGTCGTTTTTTGCTTCCATATTTTTGACTTGGTACCCGATGCTGACGTTGCTTCTAATACCGTCTTTAACGTCGTTATAAACCTCTCTTGCAAGCTCACTTTTTCCAAAGCGAACAACAGAACGCAACTTGCGATCCGCTTTATCAAGATAAGTACGTTCAACAACGCCAATCTGTTTTGTCAAATCGTGGTCTAATAACAACGGCGCGTGACCGCTGTTTAACCGCGATAGGTCAATGCTTTCATCTGTATGCTCTAGCACTTCAAGGCCAAAAGAGCGTTCAACAGGCTCTTCGCTTGATATGCTCATAGAAACGCGCCGGTCATCTTCATTGACCATCTCACCATCTGCCGCCCGAAATGTTAGCGCAGAACGGTCGAAACGCTCTTCTGTAATTTCTTCTGTCATGACAACCTCTTCTTCTGAAGCGATTGTATCATCAATTTCTGTTTCTGTCATTTCGACATCATTATCAGACTGGTTCATCATTTTGCCCTACTTCTACTATTGCCGGAACCGGTGCTTTGTTTCCGAACGGTTGAAATGCTGTTTCAATGCCATATCTTTCAGCAAGCTCTTTTTCGCGGTTAATTTGGTCAAAGACATCTTCTGTATCTTTGCCATATTGCGAATGAATATCTTGCAAAGTCACAACACCGTTTTGCAGTGCTGTCACGCTGGCATTGATTTCTTTCTGCGGGTCAACCCACGCAAAGCCGCGAGGCCGGTAGATAACATTATCTGCAAACAGGTCATATTTGCCCATTGGCAGATTAATCTTGCCGACAGTAATAGCCATCTCAAGCCACGACCGATAAACAGGGTCAATAAATGCATCAATCATAAACTGTTGCAAAACCTTGAAGTGGTCACGGTCTTCAATCGTGCCTTGCCTGA